GAAGATTCTGTTATAGGAGCAACGTTTTCATTAACTAAATCTACCTTAACTTCTCTTAAATCTCTAGTAGCCCAGAAATTATCGATTTGGTATTGAGATTCTAATATTCTTGTACTTGCTTGACCTTTAATAGCAGTTTTTTGAGATTCACTTAATTCATTCCAAGAAGAAACAAATTTAGCAGGCATATTAACTAACCAATCTAATTTTTTAGGAGCTGTAATAAAACAAGATTCCCAAATTCTTAAAGCATCAGATGTTCCATAGTAACGATTTGTAGCAAATGCATTAACAATTTTTTCTTTTGTTTCTTCATTAAGAGCATCAAATTCTCTACGTTTTGCTTCACCTAAGAATTGGAAGAAGTGATAATCAGAAACACCTTTTTCTGCTTTTGCAGATTCTAAAATAGATGTTAATTTAGAATTTAATTCTTCTTTGAATTTTTCTTCACTTTCATTAACAATTGAATTTGTTATTTCTTTAACAGATTTAGTAGATTCAACGAATGTATTAGCATCTGATACTGTGGTATTATTTTCGTTAAGTTTTTCAACTACAAATCCAACATAATTTTGAAGATTTTCTTGTTGTTCTTTTAAATACTCGGTGTACTTAATAATAGAATCAGCACCTTCAACAATATAATCATTATGAGAAATTACATTATCTAATTGCTCATTGATATGTGATTGGTAATTCCAACGACTAGTTGTTTCTTCTGCTATGTAATCAACGTGATTAATTAATTGATTAGTTTTTTCAGCAATCATTTTTGTATATTCAATACCATGATCAGCTTTTTCTGCAACATGTTTTGTATACTCAATACCTTGATCAGCTTTTTCAGCGATATGTTTAGTGTATTCGATTAAGAAATCAGTTGATTCTGCTAATTTTTCTGTATAAGAAATACCGTTATCTGCATTTTCAGCAACATATTTAGTATATTCAATTAAATTGTCTACCGATTCAGCTAATTTTTCAGTGTAATTAATACCAATGTTAGATCTTTCACCTACTAATTCAGCATAATTTTTTACCTTTTCTAAATTTTCAATGATATAATCATTATGAGAAATTAAACCATCGATATTCTCTGTAAGTCTACTGATGTTTTCTTGTAAAGAATTAACTTTCTTAGCAATAGCTTCAGCATATTTAACGATTCCTTCATTTTGGTTAGAATCAGTTCCTTTTGATGAAGATTCAGTTAAAGTTTTCTTAAGGTTTTCAAACTCATTTTTTACTAATTTAGTATATTGGTTAAAATCTTCAATCGAAATGTATTTGTTTGGATCCATTTCTTTTATTATTTTATTTTCGTTTTCTTTGTTTTCAACTATATTAGAAACTGCAGATTCAAAATCAAAAAATCCAGGAATCTCAAAAATACCTAAATTTTCATCGTCATAAAATCCATAAGATTCATTAACTCTTTTTAATTCTGCATTAGTAAATCCTGGATTAGCAACTAAATCGTAAGTAAACATCTTTTTGATTTTCACATGACCATTACTTTCTACTACACCAGCAGCTCTACTTGAAATATGAAGAGGAACACCAGCATCAACAAGAGCTCTTGCATTTTTACCAGCATCTGTATTTAATAATCTAATTCTCCCTTTAACAGTTTTTGAATCTTTATCATAATCAATAGATTCAATAATATGAGATGCATTTTGAAGAGAAATATCAAAAGACTTTGGATGATCTAATTCACCAAGTAATTTGTTTCCTTCACACATTTTCTTTAATTCATTTATATGTGGAAGAATTTCTTTTTCGTCATAGATTCGATTATTATTATTCTTAACACCGATCTCGGTAAAGGTTCCTTCCAATACGTATTTTTCATCCTCATTTAAAGAATGTAATTTCGATTCGGATCTCTCAACAATGAGAAGAGTTTTATTACTCATATTAAGCTTATTATTTTAGGTATATATCTTTGTTCCTTTTTAAAATTTTACATTCCGGTAGCTTCAGCATCCTTTTTAGCTTTCTCAAGTTTTTCTTGATCTTCAATAATTTTAAGTTTCTTATTAGTTCTTAAGTCTTCAGGAGATAAACCAAGGAATCGTTGTATTAAGAATTCCGAAGCAAAATATTTAACTTCATTCATATTAGCATCGGTTTCAACTAAACCGTCTTTCATTGATGTAACGAAATCTAAACGTTTTTGAAGAATTTCAATTTCTTTCATTTCTTCAAAGATATTATACTTGTTATATTTAATTCCAATTTGTGCTTTAAAAGCATCATCATCTTTTAATTCTGGAAAATCTAAACACATCTGAATCCATAAAGGTTTAACCAAAATCTCTTGGAATACCGAACGGATACGGGTAATAAATCTACCAAATTTGATTTCGTCTCTGGTCATACCTTCAGCATTCATCTCCCAAGATGGTGGAGATTCCATATCAAAACGAGATAAAGGGATTTTAGATACTTTGATTAATTTTTCACGGAAATATTTAAGAGCCTCGGTATCAGAAAGATCAGGACCATCATTACCAATTGTTTCAATTGTTGGTTCTCCAGCTTCACCAGAAGGTAACCAATATTCTTTGTTAAATGGCATCATTGCTTTACCATTAACTTTTAATTCACCAGATTCTGCATCAAAATCTATTTGTTCACGATAGTTTTGCATTAAAACTCCAAGTGATTGTCTTGCTCTTGTTTTTGATTTACCACCTACAGGTATAACGAATTTGGTTTTAAATGAAGCATTTACTGTAGCCCAAATAACTCTCGAATGCTCCATGATTCTTAGTAAGTTGAATGAACGAATTAAACGTTCAACATAAGAAACTCGATTTGCTGTGTTAACGTTAGCATATGATATGTAAATAACCTGAGAATCATAAAGGAGTCTTTCTTTACCAACTTGACCTTTAAATTGAGTCCAAGTTTTTTTACCTTCTTTATCAAGTCCTGGCATTAAATTAACAGGATCTAGCTCTTTAAATCCTATAATTCTATTTTGTTCTTTATTATAAATAATCTCAAAGGCAAGGAATCCATCAACTAACCATTTTCTAAAATAAGACCAAGCAGCAATATCGTTATTAAATCCAAAGTATTGGTAAATTCTTTTGAAATTAGTTTCCAATGCAATTTTAATAGCTTCAATAGTACCAGGTTCTAAAGTTTCGTCATCAAAAGTTAAAGGTATACAAAAATAATTCTTATCGTCATAAACTACAGCTTCATCACAAAGTGTATCTAAAATTTCTTCAATTTCATCTTGAACTGCAAACTTACGAAGATCTTCTCGCTTTTTTGGATATGATTTATCAAATATAGAAATTGATTTTCTTAAGTTAATATCAGTCATTGAAAGGTTAGCGAATAAAGCATAATCATCATATTCACCACCGGCAGCGTTCCTAGGATCCATCTTCCAACCATACATGTCTTCGCTAACACCAATAGCTTTTGAGTTACGAAGAACCATATCATCATACATCATACCAAAAGATGAAAGAGATTTTAATGCTCTCGATACAACATTTCTAGATGATGGATTAGGTTTTCCAGCGTAGGTTTC